ATGGCATTTAAACACTATGATGTTGTCAGGGCGGCGTCGCCGTCAGATCTTGCGGAAAAGCTGACACATAAACTGAAAGAGGGCTGGCAGCCGTTTGGTAGTCCGGTGGCCATAACCCCTTATACCCTGATGCAGGCGATTGCAGCAGAAGGTGATGTGGTCGTCAGTGGTGCAACTGAGCCGGAGTGGTACTACGTCATCGTACTGGCCGGGCAATCCAATGCCATGGCTTACGGTGAAGGGCTTCCGCTTCCGGATTCTTACGATGCGCCCCACCCACGCATTAAGCAACTGGCCCGTCGCAACACAGTGACTCCCGGTGGTAAAGCATGCGCATTTAACGACATCATTCCGGCAGACCACTGCCTGCATGATGTTCAGGATATGAGCGCACTGAATCATCCGAAGGCAGACCTGAGCAAAGGGCAGTACGGCTGTGTCGGCCAGGGCTTACATATTGCCAAAAAACTGCTTCCGTATATCCCGAATAACGCGGGGATCCTGCTGGTACCATGCTGTCGTGGTGGTTCGGCATTCACCCAGGGCGCGGAGGGGACATTCAGTGCGGACACGGGGGCCAGCCAGGATTCGGCACGCTGGGGTGTGGGTAAACCGTTATATCAGGACCTGATCGCACGCACCAAAGCGGCATTACAGAAGAACCCGAAAAATGTGTTGCTGGCGGTGTGCTGGATGCAGGGCGAATTTGACATGAGCGCTGCCACCTACGCACAGCAACCGGACCTGTTCACGGCCATGCTGAAGCAGTTCCGTACTGACCTTTCCGGATTTAACGCGCAGTGCCATGGCGGCAGTGCTGCAGTTGTACCGTGGATTTGTGGCGACACGACGTATTACTGGAAAAACACATACGGCACACAGTATGACTCCGTCTACGGCGCGTACAAAAACAGGGAGAGCGACAACGTTTTCTTTGTGCCGTTCATGACCGACGGTAACGGCAACAACACGCCCACCAACTTACCGGCAGAAGACCCGGATATTGCTGATGCAGGTTATTACGGCGCGCAATCCCGTAGTAATGGTAATTGGGTATCGTCAAATCGTCCGACACATTTCAGTTCATGGGCGCGCAGGGGCATTATTTCGGATCGCCTGGCAACCGCTATTCTGAACGCAGTTGGTCGAACCAGCGCCTTCATCAGCGGTACCGCACCGGAGATTAAACCCTCGCCCGGCGGCGACACGCCATCGGGGCCGTCTGATGGTGACACATCCGTTCGTACAGTCTCCCTGCTGCCGACAGCCGGAGAGGCTGCTGCGCAGGGCTGGACCATCACCGGCGGCAGTGTTGCGCTGGAAGATGGTGTGTTTAAGGTTACCAAGCAGAGCAATAAAACCTGGTCCCTGATGCATCCGGTGGATGACGCAGTCTCCCTGCTGACACGGGGTGGCAGACTGAGCTGTAAGTTTCGACTGTCAGGCGCACTGACCAACAACCAGTTCGGTCTGGGAATTTATCTGTATACCGATGTAGCGTTACCTGACGTCGTGGCGATGACCGGGACTGGTAACCCGTTCCTGATGTCGTTCTTCACCCAGACCACAGACGGCAAACTGAATCTGATGCATCACAAGAAAGCCGGAAACACAAAGTTGGGCGAGTTCGGGAATTACAGTAACGACTGGCAGACGCTGGAACTGGTGTTCACCGCCGGCAGTGCCACGGTTACTCCGAAACTGAATGGAGTGGCTGGCCCGGCATTCCAGGTCATAAAAGACAGTCTGACACTGGGGCTGAATGCGCTGACGCTGACGGATATTACCAAAAATGCAGCGTATGGCGTTGAGATAGAAAGTCTGGTGCTGGAGATAAATGCACCGGCATCATCATAAAAAGTGAGCCAGTCAAATGGAAGGTATCGTTAAACTCACCGGTAGTGTCAGTGGGTCGTCTGAGATGCCTGCATGAGTTATCAGAGCCATCAGTACTTAACTGGTGGCTTTTTTTATTGTTGTCAGCTTCCGGATAACGGGAGACGGGGTATGTACCAGATGGAAAAAATCACAACAGGTGTGTCATACACCACGTCAGCGG